AGTGTTCGGAGTGAGGCGATAGCCAGCGTTGATGGCGCGTACTTCGGTGATCATCCGCTGAAGCGTTGCGCGTTGCGTACCGTTCATGGTAGCGACAGACTTACCAGCCATGTAGCGGTTAATGAATCCCTTCATGTAGCGGCCAATGATCTTGAGTAGCGAGGGCTTGCTACGCCAGAACATATAGTCCTCTTCGGTAGTAAATCCGCGTGTCACTTTCTGCGAGTGCATCCGTAGCAATTCTTCAGCCATGCCTTCGCGCTCGCGTGCGGCGGTGGTCGGATCTTCAGAACGGATCCGTGCTTTGGCGGCGACCTTCAACTCGTCTGTCTGGTAGTACCTATCGATGACATCGTCGAAGTCAGAATCCTTCAATGTAGCGACATAGTTATCAAGCTCCTGCTGTGTGAGCGCGTTGTAGGAGGCGGCGTGCGCGGCTTCCTCTGTCATGATGCCTTCGACTATTCCCCTAGCGGAGACGGGATCGAGATCGGCAACGACACCGGACATCGCGTTTGGATTGAGCAGGATCTTACCGCCTTGGAAAGCGGCGGCGTACGGTATATCGGTTCTGATTTGAAGTACAAATTCCGCAGGAACCATTCGGCGAACCATGCGGATCATGTCCTTGACTTTTGCCAATGTTTCAGCAGTCGTGCTATTTACGGACGAAGCAATGTCTTGTTCCGTAATTCCTTGCACGATCGATTCGGTCTCCTGTTCAGCAACGATGTCGGCTTCGACCGCTGTCGTTTCAACTTCAGCCGCAACTTGAGTCGGGCGAATTGTATCATTGATCGCTTTAGCCGCTTCGGAAACCTGATTCAGGGTTCGGGATGCGGGGCCAGCGATACGGTTGATCAGACCAGCCGGAGTCATCGGAGCGCGGAGAACGGCTTCTTTAGTAAGGTCAACGATATCGGTAAACGCTTTCTGGTAGTCCGATTGCTTCGACCTTCCGAGACCAAACATATCAAGCACGGCATCAACCATGCGGGCAAAGAAGCCACGCTGTTTCGCCGGAGGCAACAGGGCTTTCAAGAATCCTTGGAAATCTGTGCTGGTAAAGAAATGTGTAACGAACTCATTAACATTCTCAAGCCCGTCGGTCAGAGTCGGATCTGTGATTCCGTTGTCAGCGGCGGAGCGTCGAGCCAACTCAAGGATACCGTTGATTCGGAGAAGCGATCCGCGTTGGGCGGCGTTGAGGTTCTCGTTCGGGCTGGCAACGGAGATGCTAACAAATGCGTGGGTGTACTCATGGAGGAGTACATCAACAAGACCGCGTCCGTTGTGTCCGTCCAAGTTGACAGAGATCATCGGCGATCCATTGGACGCCTTCATGTAAGCACCAGCATATTGGAGTGGCGACTCATCCAGAGTGAACTCGACCTGTCTGATGTATCCTTGATTCTCCAAGAGGAGTTTGGCGAGCAGACGCTTGTTTGCGTCCGGTTCGGAAGAGGCGATTGTTTTGAGTGCTTTAATGACGGACTCCGGATCGTTGGTCTTCAGTCCAAGGCGGGCTACCTCTGCATCGTTCTGTTGGCGTGCATAAGCGATTTGTTCTCCGCGAACATAGGAGCGAGACCAGAGTGGTTGAATAGCGTTACCAATTGATTTGAGATAGTCGGAAGCCTCTTGTCTAGAGACGGAGCGACCGAACGAACTCTCCAAGTTCTCGCGAATGGATTCGACATAGGCGACATCCTTTGTTGGATCGCCTTCGATAGTCTTGGAACTCAAGTACATCATCTTCATCACTCGACGCATCCTGTCCCCGCTTACATAAACACCGTCACGAAGATCGCGCTGGAATTTAATTGCATCCGGATTGGTGTTATAGTTTCCGGAAGACATCCAAGATGCGAGCATCCCGAATGCGTCGGTCGAACTAAGTTTGGTGATGTCGATTGCGCTGTTGCCTTTGAACACAGTCCGGCGAAGCAGTCTGTCAATCTGGGAACGCATCTCTGGATCGGAGTCCAGAGCATCGGCGGCATCGAACGTGGCTTCTTTCAGAGCCTTTCCAATCAAACTCGAATCCGGAGCCTCGAACGGTGTGGTAGGAGCAATGAATGTATTGTCCGCCGCTTCGGCCTCTGGATCGAAGAGTTCGGTATCGTCTTGGATCTGCGCCAGATCGGTCGGATCGGTGGTCTCGAACAATGCTTTCCGAGAAAAGATATCGCGGCTACGTTGTTGTTCAGCAAATGCGTTACCAACTCTAGCACCGATCTCGCGGAAGGTTGGCATAAAGGGAGGGCGGACAAGCACCTCATTCTCGATAAACTTTTGCAGTACTAGATCTGGCTCAGTCACTGGATCAATGTCCAAACCAAATATACCAGCAATATTTCGAGCCGCTATGTCTTTATCGACTTTGGTTCGTGAAACCAAGTCGTCGATAGCGGCTGTGATTTTGTCTGTCTTGAGTGTTGGTGTCGCTTCTCCGGACTTGCGTTCCGAGAATTTACCCATTCCAAGACGGAGTTCGTGGATGATGGCCTCTTTGCGTACCGACATATTAAATGCTGGCACAGCAGCTTCAAAGAACTCTGTTTCAAGTGTCCCCATTCTTGGCTTCAAGATAGCGCGGAGAGTAGCGCGGGCTTTCTCTGGATCTCCATAGGCACTATTCGGCCTGCCACTAGAAGCAGCGGCAGCAAGTTCATCTGCGTCTTGAATAATTTCGCCGAGAGTAACTTCGCTGGACCCACCTCTTGGGTTGGAAACGGAACGGTTAGTAATCTCTGGATTGAACAGCGCAGTAAAGGATGACAGGCTTGCGTAGGACTTATAGTTTGGCTCGCTAGAAATAACTTGATCTTCTTTGGTAAGAACGGACACGAATCCGGTTCCGGTTTCCGGATTAGTCATCACGATGTCGTTCAAGAAGCGGACTCCTCCGGATGTATATGTGCGGAAAGATGGGTTGAGAACCGAAACAAAACTGTCTGGAATGACAACCGGAATTCGGCGGTCTAGAAGCAGCTTCATGGAGAGGGGATCGTTGTTGAAGATACCCACTCCGCTTTTATCAATAGAAGCCTTCGGTGTTCTGCGAACAACCGATTTGACTTTGGGGTCATAGAACGAAACTTTTTCTTTGCTGACGATAGTCTCCGCTTCGACTGCGTTTTTATCAACACGAACTGGATACAGCTCGCTAATTTTTCTAGCGACCATGTCCGACTTTCCAACAAGATATCCTTTTGGATAAGTCCCACGTTGGGGCATCCCATGAAGAGCCTTCCGCTCCAACCGGACTGGATATCCGAGTGTGGCGATCCTTGTTAGAGAGGCAACTTCTTGGCCGATCATCTCGTCATCGATGAACTCGTCTGGAGAAAACATCGGTTCCTTCGCCCCAATAGCTGCGCCGAGGATAGGGGGTTGGGCAGTAGCTTGAGCAGGAATATTCTTTGTAGCTTTCTTGCCCTTCGTTGTTGGGGCTTTTGTCTGTTGCGACTCAATCGCCCCGAAGAGTTCAATCAACATCCGGTTGCGCTCTTCAGTTGGGAGTTGCTCTGCTGCGAGTTCGGCGTTCAGGTCGGCCTTATCTTGATCTGTCAGATCCTCATCTGAATAGTTTGCGTTGATGTGGTTGTTCTGTTCGTCAACCGAAACGGAATCAAAATCAAGTCCAAGCTGCTCTGCGAGTTTTGCCTTCTTAATACTTTTAGTGGAAGATGCCGTGCGCGTCTTCTTTACCTTCGGCTTCTCTGGACTTGAAGTGTCGAGTCCAAGATCAAGTTGGTCTTGGGGTTTCTTGTCTTGCTTTGATGTGTAATCGAACTCTAATTGCTGCGCCACCGGACTGGTAGGGCCAGCGGGCTTGCGTACTGTACGGCCTCTTTTGGCGACTTCGGTTGTCGGGATATCTTCCACAAAGGCAAACTGCGACTGGCCGCGCTCATCAACAATTGTTTTAGCAACGGTATCGGGAGACGTCGAATTGTTAAGAGCTTCTGTAATCTGCTCTGCTGTTGGGGTTTGGGTATCTTCGACTTCGGTCTCTACTTCAGTCGCTACTTCATCGGCAATAGCTTGCTGGCGAGACTGGTCAAGAATTGCTTGAGCGATTGGAGCACGTGCGCGGCGTGGGGCGGTGAGGATACTGTAGACAGTCTGTGCTGTGATAGGGCTACCGCTTTGGGTGAGCTTGTCACTTACTCCTCTAGCGAACTCTGTCTCGACTCCGATCTGTACTCCGACGGAGTCACGCTGAATAACGGCGTTCTTTACCGCTTTAATGGCAGGAACGCCGCCGCCGATAATGCCGCCGATTAGGGCAGCGCGGCCAGCCTGTTCGAGTTTTTCAAGGAATGGAGTATCTTCATCTGTGGCGGCATCAGAAATGAAGCCGTTTACAAATTCATCGAGACCTTCTTCAGCCCCTTCATCAACAGAGTTCTTAAAGATTTCTTTCCCAACTCCTTTAGCAGCATCGAAAGTTCCATACTTTTTAAGGGTTTCGGAAACTTGCTTCGAGATAACCTTGTTGAAAACATCGTCAGAGATGTCGTCAACATTGGCAAGACGGGCGACCACATTCTTAATCTGTTTGCGAGAAGCCCCACTGAGAAGAGCGTCTTCAAGACCGCCGCGTCCGAACGCGCCGAACGCGCCAGTGATAAGAGCGGTAGTTGCACCAGCCGCGAGTCCAGCTCCAAGAGCGCGATCGTGTTTCTCTTCTGGAGTAAGGTCTTTGTTATTCTCAAGTGTCGCATAGACCGAAGCATATGTAGCTCCGGCAGAGCGGTTGAACGCGGGAACGGCTGTAGCGGCTGTGACTCCAATAGTCTTGGCGAGTTCACTGTTAAATCCTTTGATCGCGGCTTGTGCCCCACTGATTCCGGCTTCGGTTGTGGACGCCTTAATGAGTCCTTGAGCCACGAGTCTTTCAGCTGCGGCTTCGGCAGTCTCTGTTGGTAACTGGCGCAAAGCACTAGATGTCAAACCTTTGAGCAATCCCTTTGCAGTGAGTCGTGCGCCTTGTTTCGCGGCGAGGAAGACAGCACCGCCAGCACCAGCAGCTGGTGCGGTAGCGGCTGCGAGTAATCCAGTTGCGGCAACGTCGGCCAACATCGGAGCAAGTGATTCAGCGACATCTTGTACAATACCATATTCTTTACCAAACAAGTTAGCGACTTCGCGACGATTGCTCCGCTCTTTGATGTTGCCTACCATGTAGTCGCGAGCCCAATCTGCGCCCATCATCATTGGAACTGCGGCGACCATTTCGCCGAGACCATCGACAATTGATTGACCAACTCCTGCAAGGCGGTCTTTGACTTCGCTAAAGTTATCTGGATTGGCAGTAAATTCTTTTAGGATTTGGGAATCTTTTTTGCCGCTGACGCGGCCAGACTGCAAAGCGTTAAGCCAATCATCGGAAAGCGATGATTGGGAAAGCACTTTATTGTACTGGTCGAACGACGCTTGAAGATACGGTTCGCGGCGGGCTTCGATGATTTTCTTCTGGTCCGCTGATAGATTCGGGTTATTGGTAACTGACTGTGTGAACATCTCATCGTTCACCATCGCAGATGGGTGAACAAACGGTGTCTGGAATCCGACACTGCGGACATTCTTGTAAGCCTCTTTCGGATCGTCATACAATTTGAAACCGCCGTTTTCGTTGGCGTTGTTGTAGGCAATCTGTGTGAGCGCCTTCGACACTTCTTCATTTGACAAGGCATCGTCTTCAGGAATCAGACCACTCTTATTCAATTCAAATCGGATCGAGCTAACGTAGTCGTCGAAAGATTTTGCAGGACGCCCATCTTTATCAGCGGATGCAAGCTCGTCAGAATAGTTCTGGATGATCTTCGATGTATACGAATCTTTTTTCGCGAACTCCGTAATCAAGGAAGCAGCTTGCAAGTATCGGTCCACCTTATAGGAGGGCTCATTAAAGCCAATTGGAGTGGAAAGTTTCGACTGCACAGCGGAAGCGTCAGCAAATGTCACGCCACCTTTCTTACTAGCGCGGATAGCCTCAGCCATGTTCATCGCGCCAGCTGTAGGAGAAACAAGAATCTCGAACTCGCCCTTGTCATTTTTAACTTTAGCAAGTGGAAGTTCGCCGCTACGAACAGCAGACTTAACGGCCTTGCGGTATCCGGTATCGGCGATGGATTGCGCGTCTACAAGATACTGTTCTCCCTTTGCACGAATATCTTCCGGCAATGCGGCGTCGTCAGGATTGAGTTTTTTGAACGTGAGGTACTTTGTCGCGGCATCCCAAGCTGGATCTGTAGTATCGAGATTGGTCTGGATGAGCTGGAGTTTGGTATCGAGATCAGTCTCATCCGGAGTAAACAACATTTCCTTTGCAGCTTGATCGTCTGCCTTAATAACTTTATCGGCGACAGCACTATCGAATGTCGCGTTTTTAATCTCATTGGCAATCCGGTCGCTGTATGCTCCAGCGGATACATATTCTCCACGAACATAGTCCGCATAATTCTTGCGGTTTTTAATTTCGTCTCCGGTATCGTTATCCTTTTTCCAATCGTTAAGAGGGAGGAAGTCGGGATCTTGTTTTAGTAGTTCATCAAGCTCTGACATAGCAGACACTGGTTATTTGTTGTTGGTGTTATTGGGGTGGATTAGCCAAGAATCTATTGCTAGGAAATCCGGATTGGAATCCCGACAGTTTTTTGAGAGAGGATGTGGTGCTGCGAACAGCAATACGATAAAGATTTTCATCCGAGTATTTTGAGAGGTCTTCGTCCTCAAGCATAGGATTAAGGTCGCGCATCATTTCTTCGAGTTCGACACGATTCTCTGGCGCAAACTTGAATGGTTGTGCTTGTGGCACAGCCGTTGTGGTTGGCCCGCCTTTAAGAGTTCCAATATCTCCGCCGACATCTGCTTCTTGCGGAGCGAGTTTGCGGAGAGTGCTCATGTAATTGTTAAGCATTCCGATTTGTGCGGTTTGCTGCGCTGTCTCGCGTTTCAACAATTCAGTACGCTGTGCTCTCGCTCCTTTTTGTTCGGCTTCCTCTTTTTTGGACGCGCCGACGGCTTCGGCTGCTATGATGTAATCGTTAGCCATCGGGACATTCTTACCTTCAAGAACCTTTTTGAGAGTTTCAGATTGACCAGTTTGAATAAGGGGATTGATCAAAGCGTTTACGCGATCTCTATCTGCTTTGCGGGCTTCATTAGTTCCTTCAGCAGTTGCAAAAAGGCTCCCGATAGTTTTGCTAACTGTAGCGGGTCCAGCGTATTGGAACTTCAGCTCTGCAACTTTAATTGTTTTGGTAGCGTCATCTAGAGAAGGGTCGTTCATGACGCTTGTCAACGCCTTGGTCACTTCAGGAACAACGGTAAGGGCTTCGCGTTCAAGGCGAGATGCTTCGGCTGCTCTTTCAAGTTCGAGTTGTTGCTGCCTAAAAGCGATTTCTTGATTGCGGGAAGACGCTTCAATTTTGGCAATCCGCATTGCGCTCTCGCGATCAAGCATACGCTCACGCTCTAAACCAGCGGGAGAAACTACTCCACCAAAATTACTGCCGCGAAGTGGGGCAATGTCTGATTCATATGAAAAGCCAGCAGTTTCCATTATCGTAAATTTTATTTAGCTTGTTGAGTGTAGAAATAAGGCTCTTTTCTATATGCTGAACCACCTTCTATTCCTCCCATAGGATTTGAGGCAGCATTTCCATTTGCCCTATTGAATCCGCGCTCTTCAGCTTCTTGTTCTTTGAGTTGTCTTTGACGTTCAGCCGCAGCAAAATATAAATTAGCTGAAGCAATATTATTCATCATCTTAGCGGAAGAAGTGCCCCCGCCAAATGGGGAGAATCCAGTAGAGGATCCTCCGAGGGGGGTTCCGCCTGTACGTGACCTCCCTTTTGCCAGCCCACCGGTTGCCCCTTGAACGCCACTAGCTCCGATTGAAACAGAGCCCATAGGAGTTCCCTGCATCGCGGCTAGTCTATCGAGACGCGGCGTTGGGGCTTGATATTGACTAGACGCCCCTCTGGAATTAGGGCCGCCAAATGCGCCGGAAGCTGCTGAAGCGGCTTGTGCTACTTTCTCTTGTTGATCAAATACAGATCCGGATCCTTGAGCCGCAGTTGGAGTTGCTGACTGGCCGCCATACTTTCCGGCGTAGAGCCGTTCGGCGAACCCAGCGACCTCTTCTTCAGTGAGTCCAGTCCCCATCTTCGTGTCAACGGAACCCTTCTGGAGATTTCTGATGTCAACTCCAGATTCAGATGTAAGGGCTTCTTCCATAGTCTTGCCCGCTTGCTTGGCTTGAAACAAACGAGAGGCCAAATCTCTACGCTTGTTAAGCATATCTTTGTCAGTCGAAGCGACGGCGTATGTGGAAGCAAAAGATTTCGGATCAGCCATGGCGCGAGATCATAGGGGCTTTGACTTACATTGTCAATACAATTTACCAGAGATACTTACAAGCCCAATGGCGGGCGGTCGTTTTGTCATTAGCCGTCTGGCAATTGTGGCGCGAACGGAAATTAGCGCGGCGTTTGGGGTCTTTGTGCTGCGTAAAATCCTCGTAGCCTCTCGCGCCAAACGAAACCTTTTTGACTTTGTCTCCTTCCTTTCCGAGAACCACGAACTTCTTCTCAGAGCCGGACGGTGCTTTCTTCGGCTTATTGAAGCCAGCGTACTTCTCGCCCATATATTGGATCTGACCGGAAGGTAGTCTCTTAAATCGTTGGGTAGCCATACATTTACATTGTACCTACACCGGAGTGGATGTCAACGTTTTTGGTGGATGTATTTACATTGTAGTTTGATCCCTTTCAAGATCCCTATATAAAAACTTTTTCTATACTCCATTAAACTGATTGGGCTATAACCCAATCTGTTTATTCTATTCTATAGAAAGTTTTCAAGTGGGGGGTACAGAGTGGCAATCAAACTACAATGTAAATACATCGCCAGAAATGGACGCAAAAACCCCAACCCGAATCCTGAATCCTTAATCGAGAGCCATCGTCATGTCCGAACTGAGAGCGTTCCGGAGAGACTGGAACGAGTTGGTCCGGCGGAACGTACCAGATTTGTTTTCCGGAAGTGGCTCCACCGCCACCACTCCGTGCCTCTGGCGGGCGAGATCGAGACAGAGGAAGGCGGCATCCGCTAAGTCCGGAGAGCGTCCAAATCTGGATTTGAAGTCTAGCTTGGACTCGATCTTTACACGGAGCGTACCACCTTTGACCAGCTCGTAGTTTCGGGCACAGATCTCTTGGGCCAGATCTCCGGAAATTCCGAACAACTGTCTGGTACGTACCAGCTCCTTGCCCACAAACCAGAGTTCGGATACACGGTTCACGTAGAGTTCTTCCCCCACCAGACTGCTATTTGCGCTGACACGCTTGTCTGATGCCTTTCCGCCGAATCCCACACGGAGGAATCCAGAGGACCACTCTCCGGCAAGCACGTCGCAGAATGGGGCTCCGGCTCCGGTCGAGTCAACCGCCACGTTTTCCGGAAGGATGCCACGTTTCTCGCAGTGGTCTTTAATCTGTTTGACAATCTGGTATGTACGCGGAATAGCCTTATTGGTGGCGTCGTCGTTCAAGTGGATCGCCTCTCCAAGCTCACAGACATATTGACCGCTCACATCGTAGCCAACCTTTCCGGTATAGAGGATCGTTCGGTCTCCGCCGTTGGTGAAGGCCGGATCGAGTCCGGCGATTGGGATCGGCTTTCCGGCCCACTGTACCTTTCCGAGCGAGCCACTCCTTGCCAGCTCTGCCTCTGAATAGATCCCTTCGGTTTCTTCGGAATCGAAGAACACGGCACGGACCATTCGCATGTAGCCGCGAGATTCCGGTCCGAGCAGAGCCTTGTCCTCTGCCAGTTTCTCCGCCGTCGGGAGCCAAGGATATAGGGTCTCGCCAGCTACGATGTTGGGGCTCCGCTCACCGTCTAGACGGATATACTTGCCACCCCATTTCGTGTCCCACTCGTCGTCGATCTGTGCGTCGATCGAGTCCCATCCATTTTTCGGTTGGGCCCAAACACCGAAAGCGTCGAACCGACTGTTCGGGTTGGACATCCCGATCATTTGGAAATCAGGGTTCTTGGAAAGGTTGGTAAGTCCGGCGTTGAGGATAGCTTCCGACAGTTCGGAAAGCTCGTCACCGATAAGGATCACCCGTTTCTGCTTGATACCGATGAACTTGCCGACCGCTTCACGTGTCTTGCTTTTTTCTGCCGCGATAAGTGACAGACCAGCCTTCTCGATAAGATCTCCCTTTTCGTTGATATAAGCGATGTTTCCAATCGAATCCCGAATCTTGATCGGTGCGTCCTCGACCACTGTGAGGAGCGAGATAATAGAACCCCAAATCCGTTTCCGTGCTTCCCGAAGCGTGGTACTGGTTACAAGGATCAGGGTATTCTGCGGCTGTGAAAGGAAGTTCACGATACCCCATGCCGCCATTGTATGCGATTTACCGGACGAAGCCGAACCGCCGACCGCTAGATATTTATTGCGGATCGCGTTCTTGATCATGCGGTCTGCCCACGGATGGCGGACCATCAGCTTTTCCGGAAGGTCGTCGTTGTTCCAAAGCTCGTCGCAGATGCGCCAGAAATAATACTCCTTCGCCGCCGGACGATCGTGCTTGGCAAAGCCGTAGAGCAAAGCCGTTATCAGGTTGGTCGGCCTGATGAATAGACCGCCGACGTCCATCTTTTTTGATGTTGGGTCAATACGCGGCTCCAGAACACTCCGAGCAGGATTCGATTTATTTGTCATTTTTCAGAAAAATTTTCTTGAATTTTTTGTCGGCCCCACTTTAATTCACATCATCTTGAGCAGCAACACAAAAAATGTACTGAAGAAAAAGGGCATAAAGAGCAAGCCCAAACAGTCGAAAGAACAGATTGCGGCGGAGTCATCTCGACTTCGCCAGCGTGCGTTGGACCTGTACCAACAGGACTACATGGTGACTTCGATCTCCAGAGATCTGAAGGTCAGCCAAAGCACAATCCACAAATGGATTCGGGAAGCCGGAATCAGGAAGAGGGTAAACCCGTTCGATTCGATCGCTGATCCTGACGCAGAGCCAGTCGATCCATTGGCCGACACCCTTGAGGAAGATCTTAAAAATAAGACTGGTGAGGCGGTCCGACTGGCGATGCACGATGCCGTGATTGAAGAAGAGAAGAGCCTCCTTGAGATCGCCGAATCGCAGTCCACTCCGGCAGACAAGTACCAGCATTATATCGCGGCGGCTGGCGTGAAGCTCATGCGGGACAGCATGAAGAATCTACGCGGTCCGAGAACTGTTCGGGAACTCTCCGAACTCGACCAATTGATTCGCCGCAACTTGGGACTCAACTCCAAGAACGGTGGAGGCCAAAGCAAGATGCACATTGACATTTCCATTCTTAACAACACCGAAGCCGATCGCGGAGACGGAGCTGTTCGAGTAAAGAAAAAAGCAACAGTGATTGATATACCAAACGAAGAACAAAACGATGATTGAACTACACAGCAGCCCAATTCAGTTTCTCGCAAGAATTGAAAGCAAGAATCCTGAGGTGGTGAAGAAACGCAAAATGATTACGATAGATGATTACGCTTTCGATTCAGTAGAATTACGCGGGACGTATTATCGAGTGATTCCGACTACCGCTAGAGAAGTATTCTTTTTGGCTTCTCTTGAAAAATACGAAGACAAGTGGGCTCCTGCAAAAGGAAATGGCGTCATCGTTCGCTCTGAAATTATTGATCAACTGACAATGAAACGGCGGTGATTATAGGCATCGACAACGGACTCGACGGCGGGCTGTGTGCTATATCGGCGCACGATGGTTCCGTCATCGACAAGTTTGCGATGCCGACTTTTGAACGTGCCGGAAAGCGCGAAGTCGATACCAGAACAATCTACGACTGGCTCACTGACCTGCACACTGTACCCTTGATCGCGATCGAGGAACCATTGAAACACGCGAAGTCCTCACAAGCGATGCGCTCGATGGGCATTTCGTTTGGCAAGATTATGGGCATGTGCGAGTCGCACGATCTTGAAGTAAAGCCCATTCAAGTATTAGACTGGCAGAAGTCTTTGTTGGGCAAAGTGCCCAAATCGCAGACAAAAGTCTTCGCGCTAAAGAAGGCGCAAGAACTTGCTCCAGATGAGGACTGGCGCAAGAACAACCGCTGCACTGTGCCACATGACGGCATAGTTGACGCTTTCCTCATAGCGCATTACACTAGACAACGTTATGCCAAAAGATAGTTGCTACAAAAAAGTAAAGGCGCAGTACGACGTATTCCCGTCTGCTCGCGCTTCACAAGCAATTGCCAAATGCCGAAAGGGATCTGGCAATGTTAAGAAAACGGAAGCTGGAACTAACTTGAAACGTTGGGAGCGGGAGAAATGGGTTGACCAGAAAACAGGCAAGCCTTGCGGCGCTGGAGAGAAAACAGAATACTGCCGCCCAACAAAACGAGTTTCTGGCGATACGCCAAAGACGGCGAATGAAATGTCAGCGTCAGAAAAGAAACGCAAAATTTTGGAAAAAGCCCGTGTCGGAATGGGCGCAAAAGTTTCACCACTTAAAAGAAAGTAATCTTATGGACATTGCATCCACACTTGAACAGTGCCTTGACGACGAAGAAGAAGTCATTCTTGCTGACGGCTTTGAAGAAGCGTTCATGGGAATCGCCCGCCAGTTCGGCAAGCCCTTTGCCGTTTACAGTTTTGAGAAATGCCTTGAGATCTTGCAACGTGAAATGACGGAAGAGGACGCCATCGAATATTTCTACTACAACGTGGAGGGCGCATGGGTTGGAGAGAACACTCCCGCCTTCATGTCATGGGCCGATCCAGAAGACGCTATTTCAGAGGACTAGAAAGATTTTTCAATTTTTTTCTGGACTTACTCCGAACTATCGAGTAAGTGACTCCTCGAATGAAAACACTGTTCCCAAAACAAAGCGATGCGAAAGAGTTCTTTATTTGCTGTCACAAGAACGGAGTTAATACTCTTGATAGTTCTAGTGTCGGTACGGGTAAGACAGTGGTCGCAGTCCATTTGGCCAGAGATTTGGGAAAGCCTGTCGCTGTACTTTGCCCGAAAGCGGTTATCCCATCATGGGAGCGTGAGTTTAAGGCACACGGAATAACGCCGTTGTTCGTAACGAACTTCGAGAAGATCCGTGGGGGCAAGACGAAATGGATGTCCAAAGCTGGTAAGAAGATCATGCGTTGGTCACTACCAGCCGACACACTGGTCCTTGTGGACGAGATCCACAAATGCAAAGGCCCGTATACGCTGAATGCCCAACTCGTAATCGCACTAGTACAACAGAAGTACGCCGTGCACGGCATGTCCGCCACTGCCGCTGAAGACCCTACTGAGATGCGGGCATTAGGATATCTATTGGGGCTACACTCGCTCAACAAGCCAGAGAACGGACTGACTAGCTGGTACAGCTGGATGATGAAATACGGCTGCTATCAGGACGATTGGGGCGGCTGGAAGCTGGCGACCAAAACAAAGCTGGCTCCGCTCCGACACACAATGTACGGAGTAAACTGCAACAAGCTGACGCCAGCAGACTTTCCAGATAGCTTCCGCGACAATCGTGTTTTCGTCGAGCCGACTGAATTCAAGGATCTGAAGAAGATCGACAAAGCCTACGAACAATTGGGCCTCACGCCAGCGATTATCGACGAATACATACTGAATGGTACGGTAGCAAATAGCGAACATGTGCTGGTCAATATCCTCAAAGCCCGCCAACTGGCAGAGTCCTTCAAAGTGCCAGACATCGCTGAGATGGCGGAGGATTTCATCGACGGCGGAAACAGCGTTGTGATATTCGTCAACTTTACGGATAGTTTAAATGCTCTTATTGGACTTTTAAACTGTCCTAAAATCGACGGAAACCAGACAGCGACTCAGAGACAACAGGCGATCGATGACTTCCAAAGCGATAAAGCCAACTGCATCGTAGTCAATATCGCCGCTGGTGGTACTGGTCTGTCGCTGCACGACATCAACGGAGTCCGCCCACGCATCTCCCTCATCTGCCCCACGTTCAATGCTAAGGACTACCTGCAAGTATTGGGCCGGATACACCGCAACGGAGCAAAGTCAGACGCGCTACAAAAGGTGCTAGTCGCCGCTGGAACTATCGAAGAGCACGTGATGAAAGCAATACGGATCAAGACTGGAAATTTGGAGGCAATTCATGGCGCGTAAATTTTCAAACTTTTTTCTTTACTCTTACTGGACCGCGATTATTTTGACTGAAGTCTTAACCACAATATACGATGTCATTTGGAACTGGAGCAGGAAAAGGAGACCTACCGCGTCACGTAGACGGCGAAGCGTTCAGAAATAACTTCGACGATATCTTCCGCAAGCAAAGAGAATTCACTTTTGCTGAATTGCTGAAGATGCACGACACAGCAATCGAAGAAGGAAAATTTGATAGGGCAGCAGAATACAAACAGAAAATAGACACACTAAACAACAATTAGATTATGACAACTAACCAGAAAACACTTATCCTTGCGCGAGAGTTATTGCCATCAGTAGTAATTAGATACGGAACAGAAGAATTTATGACTAGAGTTCACGCCGAAGAAATAGTTAACGAAGCTATTTTATTGGCTGACGCATTTCTTATTGCTAAACATGAACTTATGGGCGGATCATATGATGATCTTCAACAAGTTCTTAAACACAGAGAACCAGATTGATAAAAATGAACACACAATACAACGATCCGAAAGGCGCGGCTGGCGCAGTCAAAGTACCGTTGGGATTAGTCCCACCATATGCAATGGAACAGACCGCATGGGTCCACAAGTTGGGCGCAGACAAGTACGGTCCGTGGAATTGGCGTGAGACTGGCGTTTGCGCCAGCACTTATGTCAACGCGATCCTGCGCCATCTGAACGCGTGGCGCGACGGCGAAGATCTGGACCCTGAATCCGGTATCACGCATCTGGCACACATTGCCTGTAGCGCGAACATCCTCATGGATGCAGAGGTATGTGGCAAGCTACAGGATGACAGGAACAAGCGACCCACTAACGACGAAACTGAGGAAGGTTCTCCGAAAGTAGGTGAGTTAATGACAATGAGTGAGTTCGCCGCAGCTCTTAGAAAAGACTTAGAGGATTTCGGATTTGAACTCGCCGAAGACACCGTACCAGAATACCGCGTTCTTAAAAAAGGAGAGTTAATTCAAGAAGGCGATGAGTTCTTTGATGAACAAGTTGGCGAATGGAAAGAAACGAGCATAGTAAAGGCTATGGGAATAGAAGTGGAATACATTGATTTGTACCGCCGTAAGGTCGCAGATTGCGACCTTAAAGAAGACACCGTACCAGAATACTGCGTCCTCCTGAGAGAGGGCGATAAACTACAGGACGGTGATGAAGTGTATGTCGGTGAAGACCACTGGTTGCCTGTGTACGTTTCAGATTGGATGACGCCTTCAATTGTCCGTAACGGAACCTACCGCCGCAAGATCACAAATTGTGATCTTAAAGATAAGGTCGCAGATTGCGACCTTGAAGATGAATGCAAATGCGGTCGTCGTAAAGTTTATCATTGGCTTTACGGGTACATCTGCGAAGACTGCGACATCAAATATCCAGACCCACAACCATGAACAACGACCGACGAATGAAAATTACTGTGGAGATTCCACATGAAGGAAGCAAGATGGAGTTCACGTTTCCGCGAGACGCTCCGCTAGAGGAACTTGTCACAGTGTTCCGGACAGTCATGACCTATATGGCATGGCATCCCGATATCACTGAGTCCATGTTCAAGCGGGATTTCCTTGAGGACAACTGCATCTAATATTTTGCCCCTTTAGTATAACGGTTATTACACGAAATTTGTAATTTTGATATGATGGTTCGACTCCGTCAAGGGGCTCCACAATTTCCCGCACCGTGAGGGAAACACGACAGTTTTGGCAGTAGCGGTCAGTGGATCGAGCCGCGCACTCTGAGCAAAAAGGCTGCATTCCCTAACGGGAACATAACAAAAAACGACAACGACACAATCAAGCTATTATCAGGCTTTCATCTAGCCCCCACACAATAGCGTTACCGATCAGGAACATGAACACAATAACATCAAGAATAACCGTACTGCCAAAAGGCGAGCCAATCTTCAGCCATCAAGCTACTGAAATTAGCATCGTGGACGAAGCCGCTGGACCGTTTATTGAAATTAGACAATTTCCAGATGAGGGCGATGAAAAAAATCTTCGTTTTGACCTTGATGAGTGGCCCCACATCGCGAAGGCTGTGGGCAAGTTGATTCAAGAAATCGAGAAACTGAAATAATGGGCAGGACACATGATGTAACGATCAGCGCGTTCGATCTGGATCGGCTTGAGGCTGAACTCACCGCCGTGACAGAGCAACGCGACAGGCTGGCGGAGGCTGGAAAGATACTGGCCGAAGAATACGAAGATCGTCGTTCTCAGTGGGGTGGTGAATATCTTTGGCAAAAGTATGAGGATGCGGAGTCCGTAGATGCTGCTATTGCCGTTTTTACCGCCGCCGTGGAAGGAGGCCCGCAGTGAGTAAGACACCAAAAACGAATCACGTCTATTGCCCACACTGCGACAGCAACAATGAGCCGTACTTCTCACGCTCTGTACCGATGGGTTTTTATTGTCGTGATTGCGGCAAAGACGTTGATGAAAAACAATCCGA